TTTTAAAGATGTTCAGACTGCGAGACAGAGTGTATCAAAAATAAGAAACTCTGGAAGATCTCATGCTCATAAAATCCAAGCAGCAATTGCTATGGAGCAAAGAGCAAGAGTGGCAGGAAAAACTTCAGAAGCTGCTGTTTACAGAAAATTCATTAACTCAATGAAAAAGAAAACAAAATCAATGAATGAGGAAGGTCTCCGTGATTGGTTTGGTAAATCCAAATCAAAAGATGGAAAGTCTGGATGGGTAAATGTTGTAACTGGTGGTACATGTGCTAGCGATGAACCTGGAGAAGGAACTCCAAAGTGTGTATCATCTGCTAAAAGAGCAAGTATGACTCCAGCAGAACGACTTTCGGCAGCAAGAAGAAAAAAAACAGCAGACCCTGGTCAGCAACAAAAATCAGGTGCTGCAAAACCAACCTATGTTTCCACAGATTCGCCTAAAAAGAAAATGAAAGAAGAAATGGATGTGCAAGAAGCAAAAGATAAAAAAAGTAAAGGTAGTGGAACAAAAGATGCTTGCTACCATAAAGTAAAGTCTCGTTACAGCGTCTGGCCAAGTGCTTATGCATCAGGAGCATTAGTCAAGTGCCGTAAAGTTGGTGCGGATAATTGGGGCACTAAGTCAGAAGCGAAAATGCATGAAGAAGAAAGATATTGCCCTTTATGTGATAAAAGAGAAACTAGATCACAATGTTCATATGGCCCAGAGATGTGGGACAAAATGTCTGTGAAAAACTTTTCTGAAGCAGTAAAAGATCACGAATATTCAATGGCAAGATCAGAACTTTCTACAGTAATGAATGCCGCAAAAAGACTTAAAAAGAAAATGGCAAAAGGTGAAGGTGAAGTCGAGGCATGGGTGCAATCAAAAATTACTAAAGCAGCAGATTATTTGGACTCTGCTGCAGACTATTTGGATAGTGGAGAGTATGATGTAGATGAAGCATGTTGGACTGGTTATAAACAAGTTGGAATGAAAAAGAAAGGTAAAAAAGTAGTACCCAATTGTGTGCCTGCGGAAGAAAAACTTGTTGATAACATTTTGGATGAAATCTTAAGTGAGAAATGTTGGGCTGGTTATAAAAAGAAAGGTATGAAAACAATGTTTGGTAAGAGATATCCAAACTGCGTAAAAGAAGAAGATATTACAATTGAAGATGCTGATGGAAATACTTTCGCTGAAATTATTGATCTAATCAAACCAGATCCAATTAAATTAGAAGTTTCTGAAGCAACTCGCATTCAAACAAAAACTGGAAATATAATTGCAGTTTTACTTTCCTGGAAAGGTAAAACATATATGTCTAGAGTTTTCTTTCCACAGACTACAGTTCCAAGTAGAAAAGATGTGGAACAAGAAATGCAAAAAGTGTATCCAGGATCAAGAGTTCTCCAGTTTAATGTTTCAGATCAGCAACCAGGATCACCAATAATTGTTGTAGATAGATCTACAACAAGATCCGAAAACTATCTTTTAAACAATACAACAATTGGTGAAGATTGGCAATCTGTAAATCGTAAAGATAAAACTGATGGTCTCAGTCAGAAAGCTGTAAATGCCTATCGTCGTGAGAATCCAGGTTCAAAACTACAAACTGCAGTGACCGAAAAAAATCCAACTGGAAAAAGAGCGTCAAGACGTAAATCATTTTGCTCAAGAATGAGCGGCATGAAAAAGAGACTTACATCTGCAGAAACTGCAAGAGATCCAGATTCTAGAATCAACAAGGCACTTCGCCGTTGGAATTGTAATTAAATAAGAGGTTTATATTATGGCTTATGATGTATATCTTGGTAATCCTAATTTAAAAAAAGCGAATACACCTATTGAATTTACTCAAGAACAAATTGAGGAATTCATTAATTGTAAAAATGATCCCGTTTATTTTGCAAATAACTACGTAAAAATCATTTCTCTTGATGAGGGATTAGTCCAATTTCACCCATACAAGTTTCAAGAGAAATTAATTACAAATTTCCACAATCACAGATTTAATATCTGTAAGATGCCACGTCAGACTGGTAAATCAACGACTGTGGTTGCTTTTCTATTACATTATGCTGTATTTAATGACAACGTAAATATTGGTATTCTTGCAAACAAGGCAGCAACTGCAAGAGAACTTTTAGATAGATTACAAACTGCATATGAAAATCTTCCAAAGTGGATGCAGCAGGGAATTATTGCGTGGAACAAAGGTTCATTGGAACTGGAAAATGGTTCCAAAATTTTAGCAGCATCAACATCAGCATCTGCTGTCCGAGGAATGTCATTCAACATTATTTTCTTGGACGAATTTGCGTTCGTTCCCAATCATATCGCGGATGAATTTTTCAGTTCAGTATATCCAACAATTTCCTCAGGTAAAAGCACGAAAGTTATAATCGTATCTACGCCAAAAGGTATGAATCATTTCTACCGAATGTGGCATGATGCAGAAAGAGGTAGGAGTGAATTTGTATGCACTGATGTTCATTGGTCTGAAGTTCCAGGTAGAGATGAAAGGTGGAAACAACAGACAATTGACAATACTTCAGAGCAACAATTTAAAGTTGAATTTGAGTGTGAATTTTTAGGATCTGTAGATACTCTAATTGCGCCAAGTAAATTAAGAAATTTGGTTTATGATATTCCTAAAACTAAAAGTGCTGGATTGGATGTGCATCAGGATCCAATTGATGAGCATGATTATTTGATAACAGTCGATGTTGCTAGAGGTGTTGGTAATGATTACTCAGCATTTACAGTTATTGATATAACGCAGTTTCCTCATAAAGTTGTTGCAAAGTATCGCAACAATGAAATTAAACCAATGTTGTTCCCATCAATAATTCATGATGTTGCGAAGAGTTATAATAACTCATACATTTTGTGTGAAGTAAATGATGTTGGGGACCAGGTAGCAAGTATTATTCAGTATGATTTGGAATATAATAATCTACTGATGTGTTCAATGAGAGGTAGAGCGGGTCAAATTGTTGGGCAGGGTTTTTCTGGAAAGAAGACTCAACTCGGCGTTAAAATGTCTAAGACTGTGAAGAAAGTTGGATCATTGAATCTTAAAACAATGATAGAGGAGGACAAACTCTTTATTTGTGACTATGAAATTATAAGCGAACTAACAACTTTTGTCCAGAAACATAATTCATTTGAAGCAGAAGAAGGATGTAATGATGACTTGGCAATGTGCTTGGTCATCTATGCATGGTTAGTTGCACAAGATTATTTTAAAGAACTTACTGATCAAGACGTTAGAAAAAGATTATATGAAGAACAAAGAAATCAGATAGAGCAGGATATGGCACCATTTGGATTTATTTCTGATGGTCTAGACGAAGAGAGTTTTGTCGATAATGATGGTGATCGTTGGTTCGTTGATGAATATGGGGACAGAGCATATATGTGGGACTACTTAACCTAATGGAATTAGATAAGCAGATAAACTTAGGTCACTTACTTCTCTCAGATAGAAAATGTAGAGTTTGTGGTGAGATGAAAAATCTGATAGATGGTTTTTATAGAACAAGAAAAGATAGAGGACCAGTTGCATCATCATACTCATATGAATGCAAAGAATGCACAATAAAACGTGTTGTCTTAGGCAGAATACAAACTACAGTTTTTGATAAATGGGAATATCCTGACTGGTAGTAGATTCACGTCACGATTCCCCCGTGTAAAGTAAGTTTTTAATAAATATTTTGTAGATAAACTGAGATTCACGGAGAAAAACATGGCGACTCCTCAATTATCTCCAGGCGTACTCGTCAGAGAGGTTGATTTAACAGTAGGAAGAGCTGATAATGTTTTAGATAATATTGGAGTTATCGCTGGTCCTTTCCCAATTGGACCCGTTGATTTTCCAGTTGATATTGCAACTGAACAAGATTTAATTGCAACTTTCGGAAAACCACTCTCAACAGACTCCCAGTATGAATACTGGATGAGTGCTTCATCCTACCTTTCATACGGTGGAGTTCTAAAAGTTGTCAGAACCAGCGGGGCATCACTCAACAACGCAAACGCTGGAGTTGGTGCTGCATTCACCACTTCACTAAAGATTGATAACTACGATGATTATACCAATAATCATTCGGAAGGAAACAACTTCACTTTTGCAGGAAAAAACCCAGGAGCTTGGGCAAATAATTTAAAAATCTGTCTGATTGATGATTTAGCAGATCAAATCATTGGTATCGGAACAACAAATCCAGGTGCTGCTGGAGCTAAAGTTGGATTTGGAGTTACTTCACCACTCAATGGAATTACCATTCCAGGTATTGGTTCAACCACGCTTTTTGATGGTCATTTAAAGGGAATTATTACTGGGGTTACAACTGATACTGTAACTGGAAACAGCTCATTCACTGTAAAAGTTGTTTCTAGAGTTTCTTCAGCAGGAACTGAAACAAAAATTGATTATGCACAAAATACTTTATTTGCAGCATTCAGAGCTGATGAAGCTCTCTATTTTGTAAATAACTCAGGTATCAATACACACTCTGGTCCTGGCGTTGGTTATTATGATGCAGATTATGTTCAAGATTGGTACGACCAGCAAACTCTGGGTTTAACCAACACAACTATTTTCTGGAAAACCATTGCTCCAAAACCAATAAGCAACAGATACTCACTGGAAAGAAATAGTGAGGGAGATGCTCTTCACATTGTTGTAGTTGATGATCTTGGAACCATTACTGGAAACCAGGGAACACTTCTTGAGAAGCATATTAGTATTTCTAAGGCTCTTGATTCAATCTCTGCGGTGAATTCCCCACAGAAGATTTGGTATGAGCAGTATCTTGCAGACTATTCAACTCAAATCTATGCTGGTGGAAATCCATCAACAGCAGTGGATGGTTATCATGGAACAACTCCAGTTGCTACTGGATTCTCCACTGCATTTATCCCAAACACAATCTCACAGGGAAGTTGGGGCCAGGAAACTCAAGGTGTGACTTTCAGTGCAATTGGAAACAAAACTTATACACTGGCTGGTGGAGTCGATTATTCTGCATCTAATGGAATGAAAGCCACTTTAGGTGATTTAATAACTTCATATGGATTATTCCAGAATAAGGATGAAATCCAAGTAGATTATATCATCATGGGTCCTGGATGTGATTCAGAAAATGATTCTCAGGCAAAAGCACAGTATCTAATTTCTCTCGCAGATGCAAGAAAGGATTGTGTAACTACAATCGGCGCTCACAAAGCAAATTTGATTGGTATTACAAATACAACTACACAAACTAATAATCTGGTAAGATTCTTTAGTTCTCTGTCATCTTCTTCATATGCAATCTTTGATAGTGGTTACAAATACACTTATGATCGCTTCAACAATAAGTTCCGTTACATCCCAACAAATGCTGATGTTGCAGGTCTAATGTGCCGCACAAATATTATTGCTTATCCATGGTTCTCACCTGCGGGTCAGCAACGTGGAATTCTGAACAATGCGATCAAACTTGCATATAACCCAACTAAAGCACAAAGAGACATTCTCTATCCACTGAGAATTAACTCTATCATTACTCAACCTGGAATTGGAACTCTTCTCTTTGGAGATAAGACCGCTTTAGGTTTTGCATCAGCATTTGATCGCATCAATGTTCGCCGTCTGTTCTTAACTATTGAACAGGCACTTGAAAGAGCAGCACAAGCTCAACTCTTCGAATTAAACGACGAACTAACAAGAGCAAACTTCAGAAACATTGTTGAACCATACCTCCGTGATGTTCAGGCTAAGAGAGGTCTTTATGGATTCCTCGTTGTTTGCGATACCACAAACAACACTCCAGATGTCATTGATAATAATGAATTTAGAGCAGACATCTACCTGAAGCCTGCTAAGTCCATTAACTATGTAACTCTAACATTCGTTGCAACCAGAACTGGTGTAGCGTTTGAAGAAGTTGCTGGTACTGTTTGATCCCCACTAACTAGTACAAAAAGGAGGACCTAAAAAATGGCAGAATCTACAATCAGCAAGTTTAAATCAGTGATGAAGGGCGGCGGCGCTCGTCCCAATTTATTTGAAGTTGTTCTAACTGACTTCCCAGGTGAAGCAGAGTTTGATGCAGATGAGTTTTCAATTCTCTGCAAGGCAGCTGCTCTCCCTGCGTCTAACGTAGCATCAATTGATGTTCCATTTAGAGGCAGAATCTTCAAGGTTGCTGGAGATAGAACATTCGATACTTGGACTGTCACAGTCATTAACGACGAAGACTTCAAGATCCGCAAGGCAATGGAATCTTGGATGCAGTTCATTGCACAATATGAAGATGGAAGCGGTGCAGTCGATCCCAATGACTACATGAGGGACGTATACGTTAAGCAACTGAAGAGAACCGCTAGTGATATTGGTGCAACTTCTGGGGGTGGTTTAGAAACCGCACATACCTATAAGTTCTATAGTGTATTCCCAACCAATATTTCTCAGATTGATCTTTCATATGATAGCTCAGATACTATCGAAGAATTCACCGTAGAATTCCAAGTTCAGTACTGGGAACCTTCAAATGAAGAAGTATAAATAGTCTGAAGGTCAATCAAAGACAACAATAAATTATGGCAAGACTATTTGGTTTTTCTATTGAGGATAACGAACCACTATCACCATCTACAGTATCTCCCGTCCCTCCTAATAATGAGGACGGGAGTGATTTTTATCTGACCAGTGGTTTTTTTGGTTCATATGTAGATATTGAGGGTGTATATAGAACAGAATCCGACCTGATTAAAAGATATCGTGAGATGGCACTTCACCCAGAATGTGATAGTGCCATTGAAGATATTGTAAATGAAGCAATTGTATCAGATACTAATGATTCCCCAGTAGAAGTTGAATTATCAAATTTGAATGCAAGTGATGGTATCAAAAAATTAATTAGACAAGAGTTTAAGCATATCTTAGAACTTTTAGATTTTGATAGAAAATCTCACGAAATTTATAGAAATTGGTACATTGATGGTAGATTGTTCTATCACAAAGTTATTGATCTTAAAAAACCAGAAGAAGGAATTCAAGAATTAAGATATATTGACGCATTAAAAATGCGTTATGTCAGACAAACAAAGAAAAGACCAGGAGACGAACTCAGAATTTCCAATAGGAATTTTGATAATCCTATGGATTATGAGTTCCCAGAGATTGAAGAATACTTCGTCTATAATCCTAAAATGACTTATCCTACAGGAACTCCAGCTCCTGGATCTTTTGGTGGATCAAATCAAGGAATCAAAATGACAAGAGATTCCGTGACTTATTGCACTTCAGGTCTTGTAGATAGAAATAAGGGATCGACACTTTCATATCTTCATAAAGCAATCAAGTCTCTCAATCAACTCCGCATGATTGAGGATTCTCTGGTTATTTACAGACTATCTCGTGCTCCAGAAAGAAGAATTTTCTACATTGACGTAGGTAATCTCCCTAAAGTAAAGGCAGAGCAATATCTTCGTGATGTTATGATGCGCTATCGTAACAAACTAGTTTATGATGCAAATACTGGCGAAATTCGTGATGACAAAAAATATATGGCAATGCTAGAGGATTTCTGGCTTCCTCGCCGTGAAGGTGGTAGAGGAACTGAAATCTCAACTCTTCCTGGTGGTCAAAACCTTGGGGAAATTACAGATATCAACTACTTCCAAGAAAAACTTTATCGTTCTCTGAACGTTCCAGTTTCTAGAATTGGTGGAGATGGTGGATTTAATCTCGGAAGATCTTCAGAAATTCTTCGTGATGAAGTTAAGTTCAGTAAGTTTGTTGGGCGTCTGAGAAAGAGATTCTCTCACATGTTCAATGATATGCTTAAGACTCAACTTATTCTTAAGAATATTGTTACTCCTGAAGATTGGGACATCATGGAAGAACATATTCAATATGACTTCCTATATGATAATCACTTTGCAGAGTTGAAAGAAGCAGAACTTCTTAACGAAAGACTTAACATGGTTCAAGTTGCAGAACCATATATTGGCAAATACTTCTCACAAGATTATGTAAGACGTAAGATTCTACGTCAAACTGATCAAGAAATTATTGATCAGGATAAGTTGATCAAGAAAGAAATCAATAAAGGTATTATCCCAGATCCAAATGCACCTATTGATCCTACTACTGGTACGCCAATTCCACCTGGACAAGAGGGGCAACTGGGAGATCTTGGGCAACCAGTAATGGAACCAAATATGGACTCCCAAGGAGCGGCAACTGAAGCTGACGGATCTATCGTAGAACCAAAGTCAGAACCAACCAAGATGCCCAGGGGTGGCGAAATATAAATATAAACGATTACTATTGAGAATTAACAATGGATGATTTAATGGACATGATTGCTGCTGATGAGTCTCCTTCGCAAATTAGTGACAAGATCAAAGATCTTCTTTTTGCAAAGTCCGCAGAAAGAATCAATGATTTTAGACCTTCAGTTGCATCTTCTTTTTTTGGAGATGATGAAGAAGTAGAAGTAGAAGTAGAAGTAGAAGAAGAGGAATAATGAAATCATTTGAGCACAAATATCTAAAAATGCGTTAAGTTTAACTTGGAATACTGATTGATTAAGAAATTTATAAATAACTAAAAGTGTATCTATACAATAATGGCACATAGACCTATTGGGGCAGCAACATCTATAGCAACTAGTGGTACAGCCACTACAACTTCAGCAATTTCAGTTCAAAGCGACGTTTTTAGAATTGTTGCAGTAAATACTGATGCATATGTTGCTATTGGAACTGATCCAGTTGCTGCAAAAACTGATTATTTGATTTCGGCAAATACTGCAGCAACTCTTGCTGTAAGTAAAGCGTCCCAAAGAGTTGTTGGTGTTACAACAGGAACAACAACAATTATCACATGTCCAGAAGGAACTCAAATGCCATTTGGTATTGGTGAGTGCGTAACTCTTTCGGGAGCAAATGAATCTCTTTATAATACAACAATTAATCATGCAAGAGTAACTTCAGTGAATACAAACTCAAGTTATGATGGAAATTTTCAAACATCCATTACAGTTGATGCCGATACCAGTGGTATTCTAACAGCATTTTCATCTAGAGATGCAACACTAAGAAGATCCATTAAAGTTTCTGCAATTAGTCAAGGTGGAACGGGTGGTTCAATTCATGTTCAACAAGTACAAATTTCAGGACAAGCATGATGAAACTCATTAGAGAAGAAATCGAATCCGTAGATTTTATTGTAGAAGAAAAGAACGGTACAAAATCTCTCTACATTGAGGGTATTTTCCTTCAAGGAGATATTAAAAATCGTAATGGTAGATTATATCCTATGGAAACTCTCCGTCGTGAAGTTTCTCGTTATAATGAAGGATATATTCAACCAGGAAGAGCCCTTGGAGAACTTGGTCACCCAGATGGTCCAACCGTAAATCTGGATCGTGTTTCTCACAAGATCACCTCTCTCAAAGAGAGTGGTAGCAACTTCATCGGTAAGGCAAAGATTTTATCCACACCAATGGGTAAAATTGCGGGGTCACTTATTGGTGAAGGTGTGAAACTTGGTGTTTCCTCTCGTGGTATTGGTTCTTTAAGACCAACCAGAGAAGGATACAGTGAAGTTGGTGAAGATTTCATGCTTGCAACTGCTGCTGATATCGTAGCAGATCCTTCTGCTCCTGATGCCTTTGTATCAGGAATTATGGAAGGTAAAGAGTGGGTTTGGGATGGAGGTATTCTTCGTGAAAAACTCGCTGAGAATACCAAGAGAAGAATCAACACTTTAGTTTCTCAAAGAGAACTTGAAGAGCAAAAACTAGATCTCTTTAATGATTTCCTAAATTCACTATAATTAGTGTAATTTATTAAATTATAAATAAATATAGATTAAATTAGAGGTTAATCGGAGAGTTCAAATGTCTCGTGGAGATTTACAAGAAATGGAAGTAGGCACTAAGCAATCCAGAACCGCTGTCAATGCAAATGCTAAGGCAGCGGACGCAATGCCAAAACTGACTACAGGTATTCCTGATGGTCAAACTGGTAGCTGGGAAGATCTTGGAGGTCCAGATCCTACCAACTATCGTCCAGATGATGATTCAGCAAAACTGAAGACCCCTGGTACAACCCTTAAGCAAGTTAAGGATGTTGTAAATAAGGGTGCGGCAGCTGCTGATGCAATGAAAGGTATGAAGGAAGAAGAAGAACTCGATGATGAAGAAGTCATCTCCGAAGAAGAAGAGATTGAAGAGGAAGAAGTAGAAGAAACTGAAGAAGTCGAAGAAGAAGGTGACGAAGAGGAAGAAGAAGAAGAAGTTGTAGAAGAAGAGTATGATATCGATGAAGATGTCAATGCTCTCCTCGGCGGAGAAGATCTTTCAGAAGAGTTCAAAGAGAAGGCTAAGACAATCTTTGAAGCTGCCCTGAGATCTAAAGTTTATCAAATTAAGGAAACCCTTGAAGAGCAATATGCTACTGCTCTTGCAGAAGAAGTTGAAGAAATCAAGGGCGAACTTGCAGAGCGTGTTGATGCATACCTTGAGTATGTGTCAGAAGAGTGGTTCCAAGATAACGCTCTTGTTATCGAGAGAGGTCTGAAGTCAGAAATGACTGAATCATTCCTTGTCGGTATGAAAGAACTTTTTGAAGCACATTATGTATCAATCCCTGAAGATAAATATGATGTTCTTGAGAACATGGTAGAAAAACTTGATGAAATGGAGACAAAACTCAACGAGCAAATTGAGAGAAATATCTCCCTCAACAAGCGTCTTGCAGAGTCGGTTGCTGATGGAATCTTAGATCAAGTTTCTGAGGGCCTTGCTGCTACTCAGAAAGAGAAGCTCGCTTCACTTGCCGAAAGTGTTGAGTTTGGAAGTGATGAAGAATATCGTGAGAAGCTAGAGACTCTAAGGGAAGCATATTTCCCATCGAAGGGAGTTTCTCAATCAGCTAAGTCTGATACTCTTTCAGAAGGTGTAAGTTTTGCTCCCGATTCTGTTTCGGGTCCAATGGCTGCATATCTGAAGACTCTTTCAGCATTTAGCAAATAATTGAATTTAATATAATTCAAACCCCAAAAACGCACTTTAGTAAAAGGTAAAACGCAAATGTTCCATAACGAGCATCTGCAGGAAAAGTGGGCACCAATCCTCAACTATGAGGGTCTTGATTCAATCAAAGATTCCCATCGTAGAGCGGTAACCGCAGTCCTGCTAGAGAACCAAGAAAAATTCCTCCGTGAGCAAAACGCATTTGAGTACGGCGGATCATTCCTGACAGAGGCGCCATCAACCAACAACACTAACTCAGGAACCAGTGCTGGTTTCTCTGGCGGTGCAGCGGCTGCTGGTCCTACCGCAGGTTTTGACCCCGTTCTGATTTCACTCATTCGTCGTTCAATGCCAAACCTGGTCGCTTATGACCTCGCTGGCGTTCAACCAATGAGTGGTCCTACTGGACTCATCTTCGCAATGCGCTCACGTTACGCCAACCAGAGCGGAACTGAAGCCTTCTTCAACGAGCCAGATACCGCATGGTCTGGTCAGAACAGCGGACGTAACCTCACTGATGGTATGTCCGCTCCTAACGTTGGTATGGGTACTACCTCACAAACTGGTTCTAACCCATCTGTTCTGAACCCTGTTGGAGTTGCTGCTACTGAGCCTTCTCCATATAACGTCGGTCAAGGCATGAGAACCGACGATGCTGAAGCTCTGGGTGATGGAGCAGGCAACTTCTTCAACGAGATGGCATTCTCAATCGAGAAAGTCACCGTTACCGCTAAGTCAAGAGCTCTGAAAGCAGAATACAGCCTTGAGCTTGCTCAAGACCTGAAGGCAATCCACGGTCTGAATGCTGAAGCGGAACTCGCAAACATTCTCTCAACTGAGATTCTTGCTGAGATCAACCGCGAAGTTATCAGAACCATCTATAAGGTTGCTGAACAGGGTGCTGCACAAAACACTGCTACCGCTGGTGTATTCGACCTTGACGTTGATTCAAACGGTCGTTGGTCTGTTGAGAAGTTCAAGGGTCTTCTGTTCCAAATCGAGCGTGACGCTAACGCAATCGCTCAGAGAACAAGAAGAGGAAAGGGCAACATCATCATGTGTTCTGCTGACGTAGCTTCAGCACTGACCATGGCTGGTGTTCTCGACTACACCCCTGCACTCAACGCTAACCTCAACGTTGATGATACTGGCAACACCTTTGCTGGTACTCTGATGGGCAAATTCCGTGTCTATATCGACCCATATTCTGCTAACCTGACTTCTGCTAACGCAACTCCAGGTAACCAGTATTATGTTGTCGGTTATAAGGGTTCTTCCCCTTATGATGCAGGTCTCTTCTACTGCCCTTATGTACCTCTGCAGATGGTACGTGCCGTTGGTGAGCAAACCTTCCAGCCCAAGATTGGCTTTAAGACCAGATATGGTCTTGTTGCTAACCCATTTGCTGAGGGTACCTCACAACAACTCGGTGCTCTTAACATTAACGCAAACCGCTACTATCGTAGAGTTTCTGTTAAGAACCTCATGTGATCTAATCTCACAAGATCTATCGGAGGGTCCTTCGGGACCCTCTTTTTTTTATCTAAATATTTAAAAAAAATATGGCTAGACCATCTCAGTTAGAAAATAGAAATTTTCTATCACCAACAGGTTTTAAATTTACTGTCAAGAGAAGTCCTGGTGTTGCATTCTTTTGCAACCAAGCAAATATCCCAGATTTGACTTTAGGTATTGCCGTTCAAACTTCATATTTGAAAGACATTGATATCCCTGGAGATAAGATTCAATTTGGAGATCTAACTCTCCAGTTTATGGTCGATGAAGATTTGAAAAATTATATGGAGATTCAAAACTGGATTCGTGGTTTAGGTTATCCAGAAAAAATCTCTCAATTTAGAGACCTACAAACGGAAGGTATTGTAAGAGAAAGATACAAGCAAGCATCACCAAACATTTATTCAGATGGTGTGCTGCAAATTCTGAATAGTTCTATGGTTCCAAAGTTTCAAGTTCAGTTCAGAGATTTATTTCCATACTCATTATCAACTTTGCCTTTTGATGCTACAATGACAGATATACAGTATTTTACTGCAGACGTAAGTTTTAAATACACAATTTACGACATAACAACTCTAGGCGGAGATCCTTTATGAGCATTGATCTTGATACAATTCAAGGAATGTGGGAAAAAGATTCAAAGATAGATATGGATAACCTTCATACAGAATCAACAAACATTCCTGTTCTTCATGCAAAATATTTTGATTTATATAATACAATTTTTCTTTTAAGAAAAAAAGCAGAGCAACAGAAAAGAAATATACGCCACGAAAGATATGAATATTATTCTGGAAAATCAGATCCAGAAGTTTATGTAGATAATCCATTTCCAAAAAAGATTCGTGACAAAGATACAATGCAAAAGTATCTTGATGCGGATGAAAAATTATCCACAGTATGTCTGAAGATTGATTACTACGATACAATGCTTGTTTATATCGAAAGCATTTTAAAGATGATTCAGAACCGAACTTATCAGATTAAGAATGCTATTGAGTTTATGAGATTTAACTCTGGACTGGGGTAAATAAATATTTACAGATGATTAAAACATCGTGAATACAACTGATCTTGTCATATCCAAATCAAACGAAGTATTTTTAAAAATCAATACAGAACCTCACATTGAGTATGAACTGAGAGATCATTTCAAGTTTGAAGTTCCAAATGCAAAATTCATGCCACAGTATCGTGGTAGAAATTGGAACGGAGAGATACATTTATATGACATGAGATCCAAACAAATCTATGTTGGTCTCTTAGATAAGATTGTAAATTTCTGCGAGCAATACGGATATACTTATAAATTTGAGGACAACAAATTTTACGGACAACCTTTTGAAGTTAATGAAGGAATTTCATATGAAGGCGTCAAAGATTATATGCAATCTATTTGTGCTCACTCTCCACGTCAATATCAAATTGAGGGAGTATGCGACGCTCTAAGACATAATCGAAAGCTATTGATAAGTCCCACTGCATCAGGCAAATCTCTGATGATTTATTCGTTAGTAAGATACTATGTTGATAAGAACGAAAAAATACTTTTAGTTGTTCCCACGACATCTTTGGTAGAGCAGATGTATAAGGACTTCCAAGATTATGGTTGGGATGCTGAGTCATATTGCCATCGTATCTACTCTGGTAAAGAAAAAACAAATGAGTTTCCAGTTACAATTACAACTTGGCAGTCAGT